AAGTCCACCGACGAGATGGGCAAGATGCTCTACAACCCAGGCATGCCAGGCAAGAGCCTGACACAAGGCCTGCCGTACTTCTTTGATGAAGTGCTGGCGCTGCGTGTCGAGCGTGATGCTGAAGGCGTGACCCAGCGTGCATTGATGTGCGACTCTGATGGCCTTTGGTTGGCCAAGGATCGCTCGGGCAAGTTGGAGGCTTGGGAAGCGCCTGATCTGGGCGCAATCATTGCCAAGATTGGAGGCAAAGCATGACCACCAAGACTTTGCCCAATGACATGAACGAGCTGGCCACCATGTGGTTGGCTGCCAAAAAGCAAGAAGAAGATGCGACAACGGATCGACGCGATATTGAGGATCACCTCAAAAAATTGGCAAATATTGCCGAAGACCATGAGGGAACCGAGACCGTCGAGCCTGGTCGATTCGAGATCAAGATTGTTGGCCGCATCGACCGCAAGGTCGACGGAGACAAAGTGCAGGAGCTGGCTGCCGAGTTCGGTTTGACCGAGCACTTGGCCAAGTTGTTTCGCTGGAAGCCGGAGATCAACATGGCGATCTGGAAGGCATCAGACGAGTCCATCACCAAGCCGCTTGCGGCTGCAATCACGGCCAAGCCTGGCCGCCCATCTTTCAAAATTATCCCCAAGGAGTAAATCATGGCTTTTTTAAACGAAGAATTCAACGTCAACGAACTGCCCCAAGGCAATGGCAACTTTGAGCCTTTGCCTGCTGGCTGGTATACCGCCACCATCTCGCAGTCTGAGCTGAAGGACACCAAGGCTGGCAACGGCCAGTACATCAAACTGCGCTATGACATCACTGGCCCGAGCCACCAAGGTCGTGTGGTGTTTGGTAACTTGAACATCAAGAATGCCAACCCCAAGGCCGAGGAGATCGGTCGCCAGCAACTGGGTGACATCATGCGTGCGATTGGCCTGGCCAAGGTGACGGACACCGACCAGTTGATTGGTGGTCAGATCGGCATCAAGCTGGAGGTGAAGCAAGACGAGCAGTACGGTGCCAGCAACGAGGTCAAGGGCTTCAAATCCTTGTCCGGAAGTGCAGCACCTGCTGCCGCTGTAATCCCTGCCAAGGCCGCTGCGCCAGCTCCAGCAGCGTCTGCCAAGGCCGCACCGCCTTGGGCCAAGAAGTAAGCAAGAAAGCCCCCACCTTGTGAGTGGGGGCAAAAGTTGGCAACAACAAAAGGAGAACCACATGAAGATTCCCGAACCAGATAATAGCATCCAGTCATTGATCGACAAGCACCACGAAGAGCAGTCAGAGGTGCCACGCGCACACCTTGGGGCCAGTACGCTGGGCCATGTGTGTGATCGGTGGCTGTGGCTGTCGTTTCGCTGGGCTGTGCAGCCGAGCTTCCCTGGCCGAATCCTGCGCTTGTTTCGCCGCGGCCACCAGGAGGAAGCCAACATCATCAGCGATCTTCGTGCGATTGGCATCGATGTGCGCAAGGTCTCTGCCCAGCACCGTGTGGACTTTGGCAGCCATGTGTCTGGCTCGATCGATGCCATCATCGACAAAGGCGTGCCCGAAGCGCCCAAGGCCAAGCACATTGCTGAGTTCAAGACTGCATCCAAAAAAGCATTTGATGATCTGGAGAAGAATGGCGTGGAGAAGTCCAAGCCTGAGCACTTTGTGCAGATGCAGGTCTACATGGCAGGTACTGGCATTGATCGTGCGCTGTATTTGACTGTCTGCAAGGACGATGACCGCATCCACACCGAGCGCGTCAAGCTCGACAATTATGTGGCAAACAAGGCCATTGCTCGTGGCCAGCGCATTGCTTTGAGTGATCGCATGCCCGAGCCGATCAGCTCAGATGCGAGTTGGTATCAGTGCAAGTACTGTGATGCGCACGAGTTTTGCCATCAGAGCAAGACCACCAAGCATGTGAACTGCCGCACCTGTGCTTTGGCCACAGCGATGCCTGAATCGACTTGGCACTGCGCCAAGTGGGATGCTGAGATTCCTTTGGATTCTCAGCGCACTGGCTGTGAAAGTCATGTTCTGCACCCTGATCTGGTGCCTTGGCAGCGCAAGGATGGGCCAGACGAGTTCACCGCTGTGTATGAGATCAATGGCGTAAATCTGGCCAATGGCGATCCTGAACAGGAAGGTGTCTACGGCTCCAAAGAGTTGCTGGCCAATACCGAGGCTTGTGGCAGTGGTGATCCACTGATTGCCAAGATGCGCAAGGACTTTGGCGGGAGGATTGTGGGATGAACAATTTCAAGTCTGTTTGGATAAAACCTGCGCCTCAAAAACCAATCTGCGAGAAGTTGGCCGTTTGTCAGTCAAAAATTGCACCAAGTTGTCCTGTCGGGGTGTGCAGATTAAAGGTTAAAAATGCTGCGTGAATACCAACAGCGCACCATCGACCAGCTCTACGCTTGGTTTGAGGCTGGCAACGCTGGCAACCCTTGCCTGGTGCTGCCGACCGGTTCAGGTAAGTCTCACATCGTGGCTGCGCTGTGCAAGGATGCCCTGCAAAACTGGCCAGAGACTCGGGTGCTCATGCTGACCCATGTCAAGGAGCTGATCGAGCAGAATGCCGAGAAAATGCGCCAGCATTGGCCTGGTGCACCGCTTGGCATCTACAGCGCCAGCATTGGCCGCAAGGACTTGGGTGAGCCGATCACCTTTGCTGGCATCCAGTCAGTGCGCACCAAGGCCGATTTGCTTGGCCACGTTGATCTGGTGATCATTGACGAGTGCCATCTTGTCAATCACAAGGACGAGGGTGGCTATCGAAAACTGCTTGGCGAGTTGAAGGCGATCAACCCGAGCCTGCGCGTGATCGGCCTGACTGCCACGCCTTACCGATTAGGGCATGGCCTGATCACCGACAAGCCTGCTCTCTTTGATGATTTGCTGGAGACGGTCAGCATCGAGGAGCTGGTCTTCAAGGGTTATCTGGCCACGCTTCGATCCAAGGTCACCAAAGCCAAACTGGACACCTCTGGCGTGCACAAGCGTGGTGGCGAGTTCATCGAGTCTGAATTGCAGGCCGCGGTGGATACCGACGACCAGAATCAAAAGGTGGTGCAGGAGATCATCAGCCTGACTGGTGATCGCAAGGCTTGGCTGGTGTTTTGTACTGGTGTGAAGCATGCCCAGCACATTGCCGAGGTGCTGTGCCAGCATGGTGTGGCTGCCGAATGTGTGACTGGCGAGACACCAAAAAAAGAACGCGAGCGCATGCTTGAGGACTTCAAGGCAGGCCGCTTGCGTGCGCTGACCAATGCCAATGTTTTGACCACTGGATTTGACTATCCCGACATCGATGTGGTGGCTATGTTGCGGCCAACCATGAGCGCCAGCCTTTATGTCCAGATGGCAGGCCGTGGAATGCGGGTCAAGAGCCACACCGACCACTGCCTGGTGCTCGACTTTGCCGGTGTGGTGGCAAGTCATGGCCCGATCACCAATGTGCAGCCGCCCAAGAAGGGAGGAGACGGAAATGGCGAGGCACCAGTCAAGGTTTGCGACGAGTGTGGCGAGCTGGTGCACATCTCGGCAGCGATCTGCCCTGCCTGCGGTGCTGTATTCCCTGAACCGGTGAAGAAGAAGCTGTCTTTGCGAGATGATGACATCATGGGTCTGGATGGCAAAGACCTGGAGATCACGAGCTGGAACTGGCGCATCCATACCAGCAAGGCCAGTGGCAAGTTGATGCTGGCCTGCACCTATTACGGCAGTTTGTCGGACAAGCCGATCACCGAGTACTTGCCGGTGCTCCACGATGGATATGCAGGCCAGATGGCATTGCAGCGCCTTTTGACGATGGCCTCATCGTCTGGCGCTGATCTGTCGCAGGTCTCGCAGTTGGAAGGTGAGCGCGGCCTGGACTACATCAGCGTGCAAATGAGCAATTCTGAACCGCCCAAGGCCATAGAGTACCGACTGGATGGGAAATTTTTTAGAGTAATCAAAAGGAGTTGGACATGAAAACCAGACCGCCAGAACCGCAATTCTTGGTTGATTACCGAGAGTGGGTTAAAGCTGGCCCACCCAAGTGCTGCCACACCTGTGAGCATTACGGCAACGATGGCTTGTGTGTGGAGTTCTTCATGGAGCCGCCAGAAGAGTTTGCTGCCGAGGTGGATGCCTGCCCCAAATGGGAATGGGAGCTGCCATTTTGACCGCTGATCGCATACCGACTGAGCATGAGGAGCAGCGCGAGCTGGTGCGCTGGTTTCGCCAGACTTGGCCAGGCGTGCGCATCTTTGCCATTCCCAATGGTGGTGCTCGCAGTCCAGCCACCGCTGGCCGACTCAAGGCCGAGGGTGTGTCTTCTGGCGTGCCTGATCTGTTCATTCCTGCATGGGGGCTTTGGGTGGAGATGAAACGCACCAAGGGTGGCAGCTTGAGTGCCGAGCAGAAAGACTGGATCACTTATCTCGAAAGTGTGAGATTCTGCTGTATAGTGGGAAAAGGTGCTGATGATGCCAAGGGCAAAATTCAGACCTTTTTCAACCAACAAAAGGATATTTTATGAGCACTCGCATTTATGTGGTCACCGACATTCAGACCAATCATCACCGCCTGATTCGCGCTGGTAACCAAGCGCAGGCCATTCGGTATGCCGCCCAGACCCGCTTTGACATTGAGGTGGCCAACCAAGACGATCTGGTCAATTTGCTCACTGGTGGCGTGCCGATTGAGCTGGCCACCGGACAGGCAACTGCCGATATGTTTGAGGATGTGATTAAAGCTGGAGGGACTGACTGATGGCCACCTCAAAAATCAAAGATCGCTACATGACCATTCGGCTGCCTGCTGACATTGAGATTGAGCTGCGCAAGATGGCCGAGCGCAACACGCGCACGCTGGCCGCACAGATTCTGCATTGCGTCAAGATGGAGATGGAGCGCCAGCAGGTAAAGGTGCCACAGGAGGCCAATGCATGAAGAAGCAGCTCCACATCAGCATTGAGACGCTGATCCACAAGTGGCCAGTATTTGGCATTGGCTTTGCCAATGGCGAGTTCTTTTTCTCACTGTGGCTGGTGGATGTTCGCATCTGGATCGGGTATCGATGAAGTGCCCAGTCTGCAGGGCGTGGACATTTGTGCTTGAAACTCGTCTCAGGCCTGACAACACCAAGTACAGACGATATGAATGCGCCAATGTCCATCGCTTCACCACCTTGGAAACAGTGGTCAAAATCATTGTTGCAAAAACTCCTAAAAACTAGGGTTTGTCTCAATTAAATATATTGTGTGAAATCGTGGTATAGTAGAGGCCTACCAACCAACAACCAGCAAGGAGCTGACCGTGAACACAACTTACACCGCATATGCCGCATCTGATCTTTTTAACGCAGGTTATAGCTGCGATGGTCATCCATTCATTGCAGAACAGTATTACGTAATGATTGAAAACGAAGCTGGTCGTCGCTTCCGTCACGTTGCCACTTTCAATGGCACTGAGCAAGTTATTTGCGAAGAAACTGGCGATGTTTGCTTTCCTGATCTGCGCAAAGAAGCATCTGCCAAGGCCGAGCGTTTAGCAGCTCGTGTCAATGCTGCATTTTCTTCTGGTAAAGGTATTGATTGGACATATTGGGGTGAAGTTGATCCTGCATATGGCTCTGATGAATATGTCTCTCAAGGCACCGAAGCCCAGCGTTGTTTTGCTGAGAAGCAAGCAGGTTAAATCAGCGGGGCTTCGGCCCCATCTAAAGAGAACACCATGAAAAACTCAAATTTTCAAACACCTCGTAATTTTGCCGATTGCACATGGGTGCAGGGTTATGGCCGCCCAGAGCCACTCTGGGAGCGCGTGGCAGGCTATGTGCTGGCCTTTGTCATTGGCGCTGGCCTGGCTGCGTTGTTGGTGGCCTGGTGGTCGTCATGATGGGTTTGTTTTTGGTCTTGTGTCTGGGTGCTGCCATCACCATTTTGGTTGCTTGGCTATTTGTTCAAATCCTGCTCTGGATTCAAGAATAGGCGCGTGTTCCTGCCTTGTCGATAATCAGCGCCTGCTTGCGTGGGCTGGTGTCTTCGCTGTTTGGTACGCTGATGTGTGTCCATCGATCAAACTCGCGGATGATCTGATCGTAGCCGATACCACTGGCCACGATCTTGCGCACCACCTCGTCTGGTGTCATGCCTGGCACCTTGAAGTCGGCAGCGCAGCCAGTGCGGTGCTGGCTGGTATCTTTGCTTCCCACCGCATCATTGACCAGCTTTGTGCGCAGTCCTGAGCTGATCATGATGGGCTTGCCGCCCAGCACCACCTTCACCTGCTCCAGAAAGTCTGCCAGGCGCGTCAAGTTGGCCAGCTCGGTGTCATTGGGGCTGTTGTCCCAGCCATTGCGTTCTGCGGTCTCTGATGCTGTCAGTTCTTCAAGGGTGAAGTGAGGTGTGAGGTTCATTTGACAGGCCCAGATTTTGAAAGAAGGTCAGTTTTGGCTTGTGATCCAGCAGAGCTTCCAAAGTAGTAAGCAATGATGCCAGTCCAGGCGGTGCCCAAACTGCCCAGCATCATCAAGATTGCAGGGTTGCTGCTATCGATCTGGTTGAAGAACATCATCACCATGATGCCGAAGAAGCCGATGGTGACTGCGCCAGCCAAGATGGGTGGCATCATTGAACGAGTCGTTGCCTGCATTTCCCTTGCGCTCTTGCGATCCTCGACTTCTAACTTTTCAAAGTTAAGGCCAAGCTCCTGCGCCTGTTTTTGCAGCTCAATCTCGGCCAACTTGACCTGAGCGATCTGCTCGGCTGTCAGTTTGTTGTTGGAGATCAGATCGCCCACCTTTGCCTCATCCACTCCAATGGCCTTGGAGATTGCAGACACGGCCATGCCTGCCAGTGGGCCACCCATCGCTGTGGCAATAGTTGGTGCAATTTGTTTGAGCCAGTCCATATCAGTTAGCCTTTCATGTCAAAACTTAAGTTGGGGTGGCGCGGATACTGAACAACGCGCTCACCCTCAGGACATTTGTACTTGATCGTCGCCAGCAAGGTTGCCTTGCCTTCAGCAATTTTCTCTTTTTGAACCATCTTCAATTGGTACGTAAATGTATCAATCTGTGGCCCAGCGGGGCCGCTGAACTTACTGGCAGTGGTGGTTGCTTCATGCACCATGCCTGCTGCGTCACGAATGCTTGGAGTAAAACTCTCAACAGAGCAGTCGTCGCGCTTCTTGATCCGCGCAACGGTGACATTGATGGGTTGCCCAGTTTCTGCCACGATTTTGAAATGCTCTGGAGACCACTCAATAATTGCGCGGTCAAACCAACCAAATTTATCGGCCAACGTGTAACTGCCACCCAATGCGGCAACGCTTGCGGCAACAGCTCCAATGGCTTTGGTTAAGTCAATCATCTTTTTTCTTTTCCTCTTCAACCTGCTTGCGCAGTTTTTCCACTTTCTCCATCTGGGCCTTGGCCTCGCGCTTCACCACCATCGTGTCCACCATCATCATGCCAACCAATGGCAAAATCAACACAAATACAAACGCGAACAGGATCAGAACAAAGATATATCCCGACGATGGAGACTTATCAACCACATCAGGCATATCAGGTAAGCGACCACGAAAGCCACCAGCACCGTTTCCAGCACCCTGTCCAGTATCTGATTTTTTAACCTTTGTTGCCGCCATTCTGCTACTCGCTTTTTGTGCAGTTCCTTTGCGTTGTCATCGGCTTTTTGATCCAGCAGCCGCTGATACTCTTCAACGATTTCACGCCAGAGATCGGGCATTCCCATCTCCCAGCGCACCATTCTCTCAAGATCGGCATAGAACTGCTTGGTCTGCCTGAGATACATCACGTTGTCTATGGCTTGTGTGGCAAGATCGTCTTTTATTCCCTTCTTCTGGTTCTCTTCACGCTGGTACTCAGCCTTCTCATGGCTGGCCTCCAACTCTGCGTGGCCCTTGAAAAAACTCGAAAGGGCTGAACCAACTTCACCTGTAATCTTTGACAGATCAGACCCGGTTTTCTTCAGGTCTTGGTAAACGCTGATACAGCCCTTTATGCCTTCATATGCACCTTTGCACAGGGCAAATGCCGTGATGGGGTCAATTTACAGCCCCAGTATTTTCTTGACGAGTTCACCAGCAAAGCCAGGGCCAAGCAATACAGCCGCAATCACCACATAAAGCAAATACTCGATGCGTGTCATGCGCTGAGAGCCTGACGCAAACGACTTTTCAATGGCGGTGTACCTCTCGGCACAAACCGCCTCATGAACCGCCAGTCGTGTTTCGGTATCCTCAGCCATTACAGACCTTGTCCTGGAGTGATGTAGACCGTGGCTGCTGCACTGGACAGGCCGCTGAAGAAGGTGTCGATGTTGAAGCGCAGAATTTCCACGGCACCAGGCACCAGCACAATGGCTGCTGAAGGCGTACCGGCCACAGGAGCCACAGCATTGGCTGTTGCATCTGTTGCGTTTGGCCCAGTGCCCAAGAACACAGTTGTCGTACCTGCGTTGATGAATCGGAACTGACCTGCGTTCTGCGGATCAAACTTGGCATAAACAGGCGCTTGGATGCCAACAGGTGCGGATGCAGCTGCTGCCACCACAATGGTCTTGCCAAGTGGGGCAAATGCGATTTGTGAATTACCGGCCATGTCAGACTCCTTGTGCAACGGTTGCTTGATAAGCCGCAATCACGCCAGCAGTATGCACCGCCGCGCAAATGGCTTGAACCTTGGAATCCTCTGCACTGTAGTCAGCGCCTGGGGCAACTACATGACGGTGGAATGTGCCGCTAACTTGCTTTCCATCTTCCATGATAGCGGTTTTGGTGCGAACTTGAATTGAGCCGTTTTCAATGACTTCAATCAAATCGACAGAGATAACTTTTTCAAGTGCCATGATATTTCCTTGTTTCCAGCTTGACCATCCAGTCAAGCATTAAGGTTTCCAGTTGTCCGAACTGGTACGGATTAACAATCAACAGAGCCAGAAAATTCTGGCAGAGTTTTCAAATGTTTGTATGCTTGAGCAATAAAGTCGTTTGCATTAGGCCCAACTTCTGGGGAAAAAGCAAAAGACAAGTTCTGAGCCGCCAACATTTCAGCATCTTTTTTGCTGTACACGACAACAGACGCAGACAAAGAATTTTTGCCTCCGTTCACAGATTCAACCCGAATATAAGCATTTTGCAAAACAGCGGGTTGTGTAAACCCTGCTGGCATAAATTCGATGGTTTTTGAGAGTGCCATTTCATTGTCCTTAAAAGTAAATCTTGAAGAAAAATGTGCCGTTATTTGCAGTCAAATCAAACTGTGTTGCTGGTTGCACATTTACGGCTCCAGTAAAAAGATTAAACGCAGTGTACGAATTTGTAGCTGGGTTAAAAACCTGCCGGATAGAACAGTTTTTATCAAAATCAGTTACGCCTGACGCAGCCGTAGTGCTACATATCGGCATAAATTCATAGAATGCATCAGTGCGACTACTTGTTAAACGCAATTCATACTGACCACTATTGCTCGCTGTGACTGTAATTTTTTGACCATTAAATTGCGTTAGCGTAAATGCTGGTGTTGCTGCACCAGCAATTTCCAATTTAAACATGGCAGTATTTTGCGTGCCAATGCCGCCACCAAAATTTGTATTTGGAACAAACGTGCTTTGGCCTGATATTGCATTATCTTTTATGTTTATTTTTGAAGCACTAGATGTGATTGTGCTTCCATCACTTTCCGTAAAAGTACCCAAAGTAACTTTGGCAAATTCAATGTATGCATTAAAAACAGTGTTTCCTGTTACGTTTGTATTTAAACAAATGTATTCTTCATAACAGCACACCAAGGCTGGTGACACTGCTGTGTTGGTGACAAACGTATTGCCTGTTACGCCAACATTTTGACTGCCTCGCAGATAAACCAGTTGCGTTTGCGTATTGGTTGAACTAACAATTGTGTTATTAGTGATTGTGATGTTTGTACCGTATTGACAGGCAATCGCGTAACAAGTATTTCCATCAACAATGATGTCACATAATTTATACCCAATACCATTTGGAGTATAAAGATTAATCAGCAAATCACTCGCCATGTTGCGAGGTAGTGAAAAATCTGGAACAACTCCAGTGTTCCCTAAGATTTTTACAGCCGATGTGCGTGTGCCTGATGTTGCGTCACATTCAATGTCAATTGCACCTACTATTCTGTTATTTGAAATAGTATGTTCAATGCCATGAACTGCCGCAACCTGTTGGCGGCTGTTACCATAAATCAAATTATTATTTATGAATGTTTTTGCGGTAATGGTTGATGGGCTTGCTTC